ATTTTTTACTCATTAATCACCTTTCCCTGGCTTGTCAGAAAATAATTCTGTTTTGTCTTTTTGATATGTTTCAGGTTTGTAGTTTTCAGCATCAGGCATCTCATCAATAATTTTTGTTAAGTTTGGCCATTGTTCTCCAAACTTTTTATTAATGTCTAACCAGTGCTGTTTATCAGGTTCATCAAAACTATCAGGTTTGATTGCGTCAACAGGACATTCTGGTTCGCAGACACCACAATCTATGCATTCATCAGGATTGATCACCAGCATATTTTCACCCTCATAAAAACAGTCTACAGGACACACTTCTACACAGTCTGTGTGTTTACACATTATACAACTTTGATTTACGTAATAAGTCATTTTTAATTCTCTTTGTTTATATTACTATACTATATTTAATCTAAATAATCAACCTTATATGCTGGCGGAAGGGGTGGGATTCGAACCCACGATAGAGTTGCCCCTATGCTGGTTTTCAAGACCAGTGCTTTCAACCGCTCAGCCACCCTTCCAATTTTATTCCACAATTTTAAAATTTTCTCCTTTAATTACTACACTTTTTTCATCCACTGCAAATATATTGTCATCAAATAGTTTTTGTATTGCTTTTGGTAAACGAACTTTGGCAATATCTGGATTTGCATCTTTTAACAATTGCGAAAATTTTAATTTTTTATTTCCTCGTCCAATAATATCATTTGCATCTTTTTGTAGTTTATTTAACAGCCATTCTTCAGTTTTCATCAACTTTTTTAGTTCACTATCTTGATTTTTTTCTTCTTTTAATTGTTCTTTGTCTGTTACTATGTCTGTTATGTTGAATTTTGTTTGTACTTTTTTTGCACTTTTTTGATGGCAATACCAACTGATACCATTATGCACAAATGAAGGTATTGTTTGATCACATTTGTATCCATAATCAATTTCGTGTTTTTTCAAAAAATCCCAAATTTCTTTTTCTTTTTCATCTGCTCCAACAAGTGCATCAGGAAATCCACTACACCAATTTTCTTCTATTACAAAATATTTTACCCATGCCATATTATAGTGCTTCTATTTTTTGTTGTATTGTTATAATTAAACGAGACAATCCATTTTGTCGTTGTGGTGTTAATAATTCTCTTACTCCTAATTTTGCAAAATCTTCAATTGTGGTATCTAATGCTTCTTGTTTTGAAGCACCTGTAAAACACTCACAAACAACTCTTGTTATTCCTTTAGTAATCATTGCATCACTGTCATAGTATACATTAATTTTGTTTTCTTTCAAACCTACATCTACCCAAATTTTACTAACACAACCTGTAACTAGCCTGTCATCTGTTCTTAATTCTTCAGGCAATGTGGTTGATGATTTTGATAAATCCACAAGATAAGATAATCTTTCCATGCCTTCAAGCAGTCCTAAATTTTCTCCCCAAGTGGCTATTTTTTCTTTTATCATACAAACAATCTCCACAATGCAATAATGTTCATAGTAGAAAACCATGCTGTTAATACCATTACCCACACTGCTTGTCTATAATATGCACCAACAAAACCTGTCACACTGCCCACAAAATAAAAAGGCACAAATATATCTGGTCTTGGGTTTAACACTGTGTATGTTAGTATAGCACTGCCAGTAATTACAAACACAGCACTGATCATTTCCATATAAAAAGCCAATGGATTTGATATGTAACTGTCTTTCCAAAATTGTTTGATTTTTTTAAACATAATTTACCTTTGAATCATTTATTATTTGGTTGTTGTCTTTAAAATGAAGAAGCAACTGTTCATCACCTTTGCATTTATGTGTTATATATGATTGATAACGAATACAAACCGATTGTACAATATCATAGACACGTTTTTTGACTTCATGGTCGTGTGTTCTATTTTGTGTTGGTAAAGTTGTTTCTATGTCATTTCGAAAACTAACACCATTTTTTCTCATCCAGTCAAACAGTTGTTGTTCAGAAAATGTTTCATCCATCATGAAAACTGTGAACTTGTTTAGATTTAAATCTCTAAAAAAATGAACTTGTTCAATAGTGTGTTCATCTATGTCAGTTATGTCAATTAATGCTTGTATTACATGCACCAATGACTGTTTGCTCATTGTGGCTGTGTCAATGCCAAATTTCATAGATATCCATTCTGTTAATCCAGACATGTAACGTTTATGAGGATCTCGCAAAAAAACTAATTTTTTATCAATACCGTTTAATTCATTATTGTCAGTGTTGCGGTTTTTTGCAAAAAGATAATGATCACATAGTAAATTTTGAATTCTTAAAAATTCAATAAAACTTGTTGACATGTTTTTGGCAATTGAAAGATAACCTATTTTACTGTTTATAATTGGCCAAAGTTGTCCTTCATTGAAATACGTGGTTCTAGTTTCTAATCTGAGTGTTCCATCAGTGTCAAAAGTATATTCGTACTTGCTTGGAAAACTGTCTGATATAATTTTTCTCATATTACTCTTTTCTTTAATGCAACTTTTCTGTTGCCAGGTAAGTTGCCAACCCCGTTAGCCTAAATTAGGCCGCAAGTGCTAGATTTTCATCTGCATTTGTAAGTTTGTTGCGTTAACCGAGCTTCCGCCGAACAACTCCATTGCCTTTTTAATCGCCGTCGATCCTGGTTCACCCCCATCATAAGCACTCTGTTTAGTTCTTGCGATCCACCCTCGTCAGGTTGGGATAGAGTGCTTATGGTGGAGGTGGTCGGTACTGCCCCGACGTCCGCACAACCTATTACAACAATTTCAACATTGCAAAATATTTATAACACAGGTTTTTGAGTTTGTCAAGTTGGATTATTCAAAGTCAAGATACAGTGTGTATTTTGCTGTGAGTTCATCACCTGCTTTGATTGGTTTTATTGTGGTCAAATAACACACTGGTATTTGATGCCAAAACCCTTTTACATTTTTACAATTAGGATTGTCTGAATGATTATAAAAGGCACCTAGTGCAGTTCTAATGTATCCATGTGGAAAATTTTTATTTTCAATATGTACAATACCAAGTACAACATCAGCATCAAAATTTTTTGTGGCAAAAAGACCTAACCCTTGTAAATCTGATTGTTTAATTGTCAATCCATCTGGTAAAGGTCTATACATGTTACAGTGTTGTTTTTAAATTATTAATTGTTTGTGTAGTTGCAATTGCAGAATTAATCAAATATGCCGCACAAGGATCTTGCATCAATCCAGCCAGTAATCCAGCCAGTGCCGCTTGTTTTAATAATTCTAAAAACCTACCTAAGTTTGCTAAATCGTTTTTGATAAGATCAATTATTAATTTTGCTAATCCAATAATTGCCAATGCCATTCCTAAAATACCTATAGCACTTTTTAACTTGCCAAGAATTTCTCCAAGTATCTGTCCTGCTTTAAACAAAGCACCTAGCATGTCTTCCATAAATTTACATGGTCCACTTGACACTGCTGGAACACTAGCAAGTGTGGTTGCTAATGAATTAATACTGCTCAATGCACTCAGATAAGTGCCAATTGTAGGCACTGCAACACCGCCCGGAGAACCTGCTGTTGTTGGAATACTAACACCGTAATTTGGATAAATGGCCTCATTGCCCATTACAAGCCATTGAGCATTTGGGTTTGCATACTCTGTTATACACATTCCACTTTGTCTGGCCTGTAACCAAGTTAAATCTTTCAAAGCACCTTCAACAAAATTAATATCATTAATTTCCATTGCAGTTAGTTTTCTATCAGGTTGTCCTGGTCCAATCAATGCACCTGACACAACTGCTCGTTGATTTATATCACTATGATCCCAACCATCTGGTAACAACACTTTTTGTTGTTGAATAATTTGAGCAATTTCTTTTAAAGTATTTTCATGTGGATTTTTAAATCCAGCATAGGCTTTACAATCTCTACCCCATGGGTCAACATGATCTACAACATTAAGAGCACCACTGGCAATTAACTTTTTTTGAACTTCAGAAATTTGTATAGTGTTTGGAGTAATATCTGTTGGAAAGTTTAAACTGTCTGTTTGTAATCCTGGTATTGTTTTTCCGACCATATCTAATTCCTATCCTGCGTAAACACTGTCACTGCCTGTGCTAACTGAACTGCCACAAGCAACTGGATCTGTAATTCTTCCCACTGCTAATCCGTTAGCAAATACTGTAGATGACCCTGATTGTAATGTACTACCATGACATGCTGGACCACAACAATGTACTGACCAACCATCAGTTTGTCTGTGTACAGGAATAGCATTTGCAAAAACATTTGGACTTGCACCATTACTTGCTCTTGGTGGCCAACATCCATGCCCTGTACAAATATCGCCTAATCTAGTTACTGGTTGTGTCATTTGTTTATACCTTAATAATAGTATTTATTAAGTGATAATTGACTGTTTTGGAGGCTGTACTATTTTTGATGTGCTTTGTGTATAAACTTCAGCGGCTTGTTTATTTGCTTTTGCTACAGTAATAATAACTTTTTTATCAAATACAAATTCTGCGTCAGCATCAGCCATTAACATATATGCTGTCATACCCGCACCATTTGGTCCCATTGCCAATGCTAGAGGTTTTGATACCACAAAATTATATTGTGATTCTTCAACTAATTTACAAATTACTTCATCACTACCTACTGTACGAAAAACAATTACATCATCTTTTTTTAATTTTTCTTTTAACATAATTTCCTTTATAGTTTAAATCCTTTGAATGTGTCTTTGTTTACGTCTTGTTTAACACCACCTACAATATAACTTTCAACTTCAGTTTCTTGTGGTGCTACTTGTAATCCTGAACTTGATAACCAATGCTGTGTCCACGGTAAAGGATTTTGAGTTACTGGTTGATCAAAAATAGGATCAAATCCTATTGCTTTCAATCTTTTGTTTGCAATAAATTCTACGTATCTATGTAACAGTGTTTCATTTAATCCAATAATAGATCCAGATTTAAACAGATGGTTTGCCCATGCTTTTTCTTCTTCAACACATGTTTTAAACATGTCATACACTGTGTCTTTTTCATTTTTTATTACTTTTAACATTTCAGTATCATCACCTTGTTGCCAATTTTTAATAATGTGTGTTGACAATGCTAAATGCTGAGATTCATCTCTAGCAATTAATGAAATAATTTTAGCAGAACCTTCCATCAGTTTCAATTCACCAAATGCAAAAGTACAAGCAAAAGAAACATAAAATCTCAAACCTTCTAAAATGTTTACGTTTACCATTGCAAGATATAATTGACGTTTGACTTCTTTTATATCTCCTTTGCCTCTATGAAAATAATCTTCAGCAAGTTGGTTAAACTTGTCATAGTTTTTAGTAACACTAATTGCTCTTTTTACAATTTCATCATCATTTAAAATTGTATCAAAAACTTCACTTGGATTTGAATAAACATTTTTCATGATATGTGTGTATGAACGTGAATGAATAGTTTCAAAAAAGTCCCAAGTAATAATACAACCTTCAAGTTCTGGATTTGATACATAAGGTAAAAAAGCCAAACTTGGACCACGTCCTTGAACTGAATCAAGTAATGTTTGGTATTTCAAATTTGATGTAAAAATATGTTTTTGTTCTGGTCTAAAATCTTGATAATCAGAACGATCTTTTTGCAAACTAACTTCTTCTGGTCTCCAAAAATATCCCAGCATGGTTTGATTTAATTTATCTAATTGTGGATATTTAAAAATATCATATCTCTGAAGATTTTGGTCAGCACCAAAAAACATTGGTTCTTTAGTAAAGTCAATTTCGTTTCTATTAAAAACAGTCTTTGTCATTATTCCCTCTTAACTTATATTGTACAAGCTTCACAGTTTTCTTCATCTACTGCTACGTTATTACCTAGTATTTGTTGTCCTTCTTTTTCAAAAGTATTAAATTCTTCAGCCGCTTTTTCTGTTGGTACTTCAACTTCTGCTGGATCAGTTTTGAAATCATATGTGTTTTGATAGTAACTTGTTTTCCAACCTAATTTATAAGTTGTCAACAAATCTTTAAACATCACACTGGTTGGAATTTCATTGTTTTCATACTGTGTTGGATTGTAACTCCAGTTTCCTGATATTGCTTGATCAAAGAACTTTTGCATCACAGCAACAACATTGATATAACCGTCGTTGCCTTTCATATCCCATAACAGTGTGTAAAAGTTTTTCAACTGACTGTATTGTGGAACAATCTGTTTTAAAGGACCTTTTTTGCTTTTTTTAATACTCAAATATGCTCTTGGTGGTTCAATACCGTTGGTTGAATTACTAACAACGGAAGAACTTTCTGATGGCATTTGTGCTGACAGTGTTGAATGTCGCATACCACTAGCAACAACTTCTTTTCTCAATTTTTCCCAATTGAGTTTTAATTTTGAGTTACAAACTTCATCTAATTCTTTTTTATAATGATCAATTGGTAACAATCCTTTTGAATATTTTGTTCTATCAAAATATTCACACTTGCCTTTTTCTTTTGCTAATTCAACTGATGCAGAAATCAAGTAATATTGAAATGCTTCTGTTAATTCATGTACAACTCTTAATGCACCTTTGTCACTGTAGTTTACTTGATGTTTTGCCAAATAATGTGCAAGACCAATATATCCAATACCTAAACTTCTACGTGCTTTTGTGCTGATCTCAGCCGCTTTTACAGGATACTTTTGATAATCAATAATTTCATCTAACGCTCTAACTGACAAGTCACATAATTCTTCAAGTTCATCAAGATCTCTTAATTGTCCTACGTTGATTGCTGATAAAATACACAATGCAATTTCACCATCTCCGTCAATGTGTTCTATTGGTGTTGTGGGCAATGTAATTTCCTGACACAGATTAGACATACTAACTTTATCTAAAAACGAACTGTGTGAGTTAGCATGGTCAATATTCATAATGTAAATACGACCTGTTTCTGCTCTTTCTTTTAAAAGTTCTCCAAACAGTTCTTGTGATGATATTTTTGTTTTCTTTATGCTTGTTTTTCTTTCTGCTTTTTCGTACATGTCATCAAATTGATCTGTTCCAAATGCTTCATATAAACCAGGAACATCATGTGGTGAAAACAAAGTTATATCTTCATTGTTTAAAAATCTTTCATAAAATAATTTTGATATCTGAATTGAATAATCAAGTTTACGTACTCTGTTGTCTTCTGTGCCTTTGTTGTTTTTTAATACAAGAATGTCTTTGATTTCTTGATGCCAAATAGGGAAATGAACTGTGGCACTACCACCACGTACTCCGTTTTGTGTACAACATCTTACAGTTGATTCAAATTTCTTAAGAAAAGGAATCACACCTGTGTGTGCAACTTCACCACCACGTATTTTTGAATTGATACCTCTAATTCTACTTGCATTGATTCCAATGCCGGCTCTTTGTGCAATATATCTACCAATGGCCATATCACTTGAAAAGATTGATGGTAGCGAATCGTTAACATCAACAAGAACACAACTTGCAAATTGTTTCATTGGTGTACGCACACCTGCCATTACAGGTGTAGGAATATTAATTTTAAACTGAGATACTGCATTATAATATTTTTTGATATATTTCATTCTAGTATCTCTAGGATAATCTGCAAACAGTGTTGCTGAAATCATCATGTACATGTATTGTGGTGTTTCAAAAATTGATCCACTGCTACGATCTTGTACAAGATATTTGTCAACTACTTGCCTTAGACCTGCGTATGTAAAATTCCAATCTCTATCATGTCTCATATATGAGTCTAATTTGGCCCATTCGTCATCACTATATTTTTCTAAAATAGCTCTGTCATATACACCTCTTTCAATGTTTCTAGCAACAACAAATCTCAAAGGAGTGTGTGCATCAGATGGTGTAAATTTACCAAACACATGTTTCTGTAAACTGAAAAGTAAAAGTCTTGCCGCAACATATTGATAGTTTGGTGACTCTAAACTGATTAAATCATTTGCTGACTTAATTAAAATTTCTTGTATTTCATTTGTGGTCATGCTGTCGGTAAATTGTAGTCCCGAATTCATTTCAACCTCAGATGAACTAACACCATTCAAACCTTCACAAGCCGCTTCAGTCATTTTGTGAACTTTGTTTATGTTTAGTATTTCTTTTGTGCCGTCTCTTTTGATGATGTATAGTTCTGTGTTCTTATTCATTTTTTCTCCAAAAACATTAGTCAACAATGTATTTACCTTAATTTTTTAATATTTTATGATATCAACCAGTGGTTTGTCAAGATATCTTTGCAATGATATTTAATTTTTTTGTTAAGAAGTTAACCAACGTTTTAATACATACGACATTGATGCATCTGTAGTTAGATTGCTGTTTGTGTAGTTTAATGCAATGGTTGTTCCTGACACAGTTGGAGTGGAAAATACAACTGCTGATGTATCATTTGTTTCAATCCTGTCGTCCATGTACTCAATATTTGTGCTATCTGGATGGTCAGATATTATTTTAATAGTTCCTACTGCATATGCAGTGCCTATTTTTAATGAGTAATCAATGATAACAGTGTTTTCTGTTTGACCATTAAAATTTGTAACAGTTGCTGATGTGTTAGCAGTTAAAGTTTTTCTAATTAAACCATTTGTTGCAATGTATTGATTACTTGTTAATGATGGCTTAGAATCTTGTGTAAAAATTTTTATATTACTTGCAACAGATGTTTGTGAAGTACCAAGTGCAATGTTAAGAAACGTTGACAATGTTAATGCCTGCGTAGGAGAATCAGTTTCAATTAACAATGTGCCAGGTACAAAAAGAGAACCTACTGCATAACCTAACTGTGTAATTGCACCTCTGATATCTAATGTGGTGTTTGTACCAGTGTTTGAAAAACAGTCAATATAATCAGCACTGCCACTTGCACCTGATGTTGTTAATAAAGATGTTTCAATTTGAGACTGTGTATAACCTGATGATCCAATATCAATAAATCCTGTTCCTGTTGTTAAATCAATGTAAAGTTGATTTGTTGATAAAGACTGATCAGTTACTAGATTTGGAAATTGGTTTTTGACTTTTGCTACGATTTCGTTTGATGTCCATTTTGATACAACAATTGTAGAATTTTGTTCCGGTATTGCTGAAGCAACAAAAGTTACTGTGAGATCATTTCCTGCTACAGACACTGTGTACTGTGAACTTTCTATAAAAGTTGGCACATTGTTAATATCAAACTTTGTAACTACAATGTCATCTGCATCAACTGGTGTAGATTTAGTTGACGGTAATGTTAATGCTGTACCACCGTTTAAAACTGTTGATGATGCATCTGTGCCATTACCTTGAAAACTTTGAGTTTCTGCTAGTTTAAACATTACTAATCTATTATCAATCAAAGACTGTGATTGTAGTTCAGCATTTAAAAAACTATCTATTTGTACCATACGGTTCTTTGAATCTTGTGAACCAGTACCAATATATAGTTCTCGTGTATCTGTTGCTAAACCTATTTCACCTTCTGCAAGAGGCTGTGGCAAGTTTTCCCTGTTTCCTCTACGGTTTTTTAATCTTACATAAGTCGTTGTCATATTATTGTCCTAAACTATACTGTTATTTAGTTTGTTTTGTAGTATTGTTCTACTTTATCAAGCCACATATCTGTGTATTTTTTAAATTCTTCGCCTTTGACTGTAAATTCTTGGTATTCTCCTGAATGTGATACTATAAAAATTAACCCAGCACTTATATCTGTGTTATATATTTCGTTGTGAGCAAGGGCATAAGCGGCGCATTGCATAAAATAATCCTCAACCCATTCTCGCTTTTTGACCTGTCTTGATGTTTTAAAATCACCAATTACAGGCTCACCTTTATATGTGCAAATCATGTCAGCCGTTCCGGCATACAATCCAGGAAAGCACAAACTCTGCTCAATCGCCCATACTTCATCAACACTGGTCATACCATTTTCAATAATGATATCACTCAATTGTTTGGCCTGTTGATAAATCAAATTACTGCCTTTTGGACGATCAACACCTTCAATAAAACATTCTAAATGTTTGTGTGTAATTGTTCCTATATTAGCAGATTCTGTGACAATACGTTGAGCTTCTTGATTACCAACTCTTTTTTTCCATTTGTTTAAACCAGTCATATCTTTTAAATGTGACAACACTGTTGTAACTGACGGGACAGGTTTTCCGTTGTTGTCTAGATAGTGACGCTTACCTTCTATGGTAGTTCTTTTCAAATTGTGATAATCAAATTTTTTTACTAATAATGACATTTTGTTTCCAATAGTTAATATTAAACTTTTTCGCTGAGAAATGCAAGAATTAAATTTAAAAATAAATTCACTATTTTAATGATTTAGCAATGGATTTACTTGCCAGTTTGTCAACTACTTTTTCATTGTCCATTTTACCATCATCGCTGTACGTTGTTAAATTTACGTCTTTGTTGATTTTTATTTCTTTGTCATTAACACTTTGTATAAGATTTGAATCTTTTAATAAATCTTGTAAAGAACCAACAGTTACATTGTGTCCCATGCTTGATAATTCATTAATAAATTCATTAGTATCAATTGTGTCTTTCTTTTGTGCAATCAAAGACATCAAAAGATTCTTTGCATCTGTTTTGATTTTTGTAAAATAGTTTTCTTTTACTGATTGTAGTTCAGACAAACGCATTGCATTACGACTTTTTAGCTCTGCCTAATGGTTCTTCTTCAGGACCTGCTGACGCTTCATCACCATCAGTTGATAAATCACTGTCTGCTGGTAAATCTAATTCTTCGTCATCTTGGTCATCCATTTGGTCATCTATTGAGTCATCTGCTGATGCCATATCTGATGCTGGCATTTCACCTTGCAGTTTTAAAACTTCGTTGTTCATTTGTTCTTTTGTTTCTCTTGCAAGTGATAATAAATTTTCTAAAGATGATGAAACTGCATCATTGAATGCAACTGCTGTGTCGGCGCCTTTTTGATATGTCATTTGATCAACTATTGCACCTAATTCATCATTTTGCATTTTACCAAGTTTCTCAATGATCTGTTGCATCTCATCAACTAACTGTTTTGATGCTAAAATAACTTCTGCTTGTTCTAGCTCATCTTGTTCTTTGACAACTTCTTGCTTTGATTCAACTGCTTCAGAAGGTTTCAAAGTTACTGCTGGTTGATCAGCATTGCAACCACACTCACAATCACTAGGGCAATCACATGATTCATTGTGATCACAACCACAACTGTGTGTATGATCTGCTTTCATTCCTTCAATTGCAGAATCATCAATTTGACCAATCATTAAAACCACTGCTTCTGAAAGCAATATGTTTTTTGTATACTCTGGATTTTGATGATATGAGTTGAAAGGCAAAGATAATTTTAAACTTTCACGCTGTGCATCAAGGTCTGTTTTGACTCTGTACAGTTCTTCTAGCCCTACTTTGTCATAAACCTTAAAACCGTAAGTTTCTTCAAGCCAACGATTTACTCTTGCAATACGTGTTTCATACTTGGATGTTAAATCATTTAGTTTCATACTTTTATTTAGTCTCTTTTGCTTTAATTAAACGCGAGTATTTGCTGTTAATACCCCTATAAACCTGATTTAAGCTTCTTTTAAGCCCCATTACCATGTTTTTGTAGTAGTTGTACTCAGAATCTTCTGGGCTTGTAGCATCTAGTTTATTTTTTTGTGTATCATAGTTGAACACAATCTTTTTATACTCAGCATGTTGTTCCAATATTTCTTCAACTGGCTGATTGCCAAAATCATAATCATTATGAAAACTGTGTACCAGCATAAAAGCAACTTCATACAATAGTAAATCTTTGACTAAAGGTCTGTTGTGTTTGTCATGTACACTGTATAGTTTTCTTGCAGATTTATCTGTTTTATAAATTTTAACAAAATATTCTCCAATTTGCACACCATCATTGGTTTTTGTAGTGTACAGTGCTAAACTGAAATCTTTATCCTCTGTTCCTTTTTTTACTACTTTTTTTATAAAAGATTTTTTAAACACAGACAAAATATCTTTCATTTCTTTGACTTTTTTACTTGAAGTACCTGCTAGTTTTGTAGTAAATTTATCAACTTGATTTCTCATGTGTTCTAAATAATCACTTGGTACACCGGAGTATTTGAACAAAATTCTCACAAGTCTAAAATGCTCATATGCTTCATTTATGGTTCTATATTCTGGATAAGATGTTTGTTTTTTTGTCATGTGTTTTCCTTTTTATATACACTAATATAACAAAATTTTACAAAAAGATCAAGTATTATCTTCGTCTCAGCGACTTGTTCATTGACGCTACTCGCTTAGATGCTGGATTAAATCTTTTAGTAAATTTAATTTTTCTAACTAATCTTGACCCAAGTCGTGCCTTCATTTTTTTCATTGTCATACGTTTTTTGATATCCAACGGTGCACTGCACACACCTGGATTTGACACGATTCTTCCTTTTTTACGTCCAAAAGTACAACGATACTTTTTGACCACTTGTTTGCCTTTACGGCCATAAATCATTTTTGCTTCATCAATATTGCTGTTAAATATGTCTGATATAAGCATTATACTATTCCACACCTTTTTTGACAGATATCCCATGGGTTTGAATCTAATGATTCAGGTAAAGTCTTTGTAAACCAAGGATCTGTCATTATATTATCCAAAGACCGTTTATATAAACTATTTATTCTTGTAATTGATTTATCAATATCAGGGTGCCCATTACGAGTTTCAGTTTCAGCAATATGACAACATGGCCAAATATTACCCCAGCAATCCATTTGTATTATAGATCTTTTTAACCAAGGACATTTAGATTTATTAATAGAATTTGTAATAAATTTTTTTTGAGAAGCTTTTATATAACTATTATTATCATCAAACCATATAATTTTATCGCTTACCGGACCAGGCAGTACGGCATCTGGAGTTGGAGGTGCAAACCACTCAGCATTTTCTGGTATTTTTCTATTTTTTTCAGCATAAATTGTAAAATTTTGATCTTTTGCATTAACTTCCGTTTGGCCATACCGACTAGGTCTAAGTAAAATACCAGCACATCCCAATGAGCGTGCCATATCAATAAGTTCATTAATCTGATGCTGATTATGAGCAAATAATATAGTAAACATTTGTGCTATACCCCCTGCTTCAATAAAAGTTTTCATATTTTTAATTACTTTATTAAAGTCAGTATTGCGTCTATATATTGAATGAGTATCTTCTAACCCATCTACAGCAAACTGTACATTATGAAAAAAATCACTGTCATTTAAAACAGAAGCTAACTCTTGCCACCATTCTGAACTACGAGAACTTCCGTTTGTTGATATTCGAATTACTGATTCAGGATAATTTTTTTTAAAAATTTTAATGATGTCAATAAGGTTAGGATGCATAATTGGTTCACCATAGTTACCATTGAATAATATTTTTTTAATTTGAAACTTGTTTTTAATATCAGTTAAAAAATTATCCCAAAATTTTAAATCCAAGTGATGTAATTTTAACCAAGATACTGTTTCACCACCATTATTATTTCTAGCACATCCAGGGCATTTGGCATTGCAATGACTAGTTACATCTAGATGAATTTCTTCAACTGTTTGCACTACTTTTTTCCGGATTTTTTGAAAGTGGGTTTACTTCTTTTAATCTGTCTATTTAAGTTTTTAACAACTTTAGATGTTGGATTGTATTTTTTTGTATAGGTAGATCTTTTACCTTGTATTGTAGATAATTTTCTTCTAGTTGCTTTGAACTGCTGTCGTTTTCTTAGATTGATTGGTGCTGTACAAGTTGAAGGATCTGCTACAATTCTTCCTTTACGAGGACCTGCTTGGCAACGAAATCTTCGTTTGATACTGGATTTGTATTTTCCATATATTTGAGGTGTACCTATTTCAGCAATCAGCATACTATTGTAATAAAGGGACTATCAAAGTAGAAACATATATAGAAATCATAGTAAAGAACATAGTTCCAACTGACCACATAATTATTTTTTCTATTTTAGAAAACCCTTTCTCCATGTTTAATTCTATTTTTTCCATACGAGCATCAACTCTATCAAACCTTGCACTGATTTCATCATGTCTTTCACGTGAAATTGCCACATGAAATTCTAAACTTTCTGATTCAATATCTTTGGTTAACTGAGATTTTGGTTCAGATTTGGGTGCTGGGTTGTTTTCCATTTTCAATGCTCCTTTGTAATATATGTATTTATATTATTACCCAATGTATTTATAGTATCATTAAAAAGGATGATTTTGTCTAATCTTTGCTGTAGCACACCCACTGGATTATCGCCTTGTTTGAACAAATTTTCTTGTTCAACACCAAATTTAAATGAATATAAACTGTCTTTGAATGCAGGCTTTGTAAAAAAAAGTATTTTACCATATATAGAAATCAACTGCTTGATATGATCAAAATCTTTTTCAGACAACTGGTCTGTTTTGTCATTGTTGTATGACAATGGAATTTTAGTAGACAACTTGTAAATTTCTAAAGTTTCTGCTATTTTGATATATGTTTGTTTGTTCTGATTATAGGTATACATTAAACTGCACCGGGTGCCACACTTTTTCTTAATTTTAACTGTTTACGAGGTTCATTAACTAAACGTCTTTCTTTAAACATATCTTGTAAAGGTCTGTAAAGCTCACTTCTTGGTACATAATTTCTGATTTGATGTAATACTAAATTGACAATATTTGCTTTGTCTTTTATTTTGAGAAAATCGTACATTGATAATTCTC